CTGCGTTTGTGAAAGAATCACCCTGTAAGCCTGTCAGACGCTCTGTAACGAGTTGGATCTGGTAGTTACGGCGCGTAGCCGTACCAGGTTTCGCAAGCGCGTCTGAGGCCCGTGAAGCGGTTAGGTGGCCCAACCTTGCTTTGTACCAATCGTCAGTTCTTTGTTCCATGTTGCACCTTTAATATTCCTCGTTCAATCATTGCTTGCATTGTGTTGATGTACGCTTGGTTCCAGAAGTCTCGACGTTCCTCACGAGACATTTCTTTCCCCTGGTCTAAGTATGAGTGACAACGAAAACATAAGGATGCTACTAAAGCATCAGAGACTTTGATTCCCATGCCTTTGCCTTGATTTCTATGAGCAGCGACTACAGTTCCATCTTCACAGAAACACGCCCCACAAGGCATATTTCTACAAGCCTCAAGCAACTTTTTGTTTGAGTACATTGATCTTCCTTAAGTCAAGTTCAGCGTCCTTCATCTCGTCTGTCCAGACTAAGCCCTTCTCGATTGCGTACTGTAGGAGTTGCTCTACTAAGTCTGAGAACTCAGACACGGTAAGCGAAGCAGTCGAAGGCTCGATCTCTTTTACTTGGCCTCCAGGAAGTTCAACGACACGAGAAGGAAGAAACCTCGTCTTAGCCCACTCGTGCCAGATGTCCTGGGTGTATTGCTGGCCCATTAGTTGTTCTGCACAAGCTGTCAGGATCGACCAATAAAACCGATTCTGAGCCGCTGTTCGAGGTGGTTTGGTAATAGTGACCATGTAGCCTAGTTCAACGGCTTCTATGGCCTCTATGACCCTCCTACGGTCATTCTCAGTCGTTAGTATTGATCTCATTTCTCAGATACCAGTTGTAGTTAGCTCGGAAGGCTCTTCTCTCGAAGTCGGTGAACTTGTCGTGACGCTCTGAGAACATAGCATTGACCATGCGTCTCTTGAACTCTTTGCTGTCAACGTCAAGCCACATCAGATAATTGTCGAGCCCAGACTCATGGAGGTCTCCGAATAGGAACCTAAGAGCGGTAATCGTTTCATCTGTCGGTCTCGTTTTGTAGGGTGCTTTACAGGCATCATCGACTGCTAGTTGGATGACAGACCAGAGTAGTTTCTTGCAACGCTCTGTCTGGATCGAGTCAAGCAGTCCTTCTTCAAATGTGTTTAGGTTCATTTTCTTTTGTAGTAGTAGGCCCAGGACTTCCTGTAGAGTTTTTCTTTTGTTACCAACTTGCGAGCCTCCAGAACACGAATCATCTTGAGCGCATTCTGTGGTGTGCAGCCAAACTTGTTAGCCAGATCGTTGAGTGACATCCAATCATCGAGTGCTACCAAGTAAGTCATTTGAGTATTAGTTATCGGTTTTGGGATAAATGACTTAGCAAACTTCGTGACTGCTTTTAGAAACTCATCTCGGTTTGAGATGAGAATCCCAGATTGCTTGGCAACGGATAGAATCTGTTGTTGGTTCATTTGATCTCCGTCAGTTCTTTCTTGCGTTGCTCCTTGGCTGCGTCTAACTGCTTGATAGCTTCAGGATTGTTCTTCAGAGCCTTATAAGCTGTCGTAAAGGCTTGCTTCAGATCTTCCATGTTCTCAGCCTCGCTGACGATCTTGAGGTGGTCTGCTGGATCTTCTTTAGCCTCCTCTGGCAGATCCTCCCCAGCGTAGATATAAAGCCCGATACCGTGGAGACTGATAGCCTTAGCTAGACACCTTTGCATAGCAGTGTTGACCTGGAAAGCATCTGGCTCAGAGATCGCTTTGTTACGGTGATCCATGACAGGCAGTTGTGCAGTGCGAGATACGCCAAATGCTTTGACTTCACAAAACACCATCACCGTGTCGCCCCACATCTGATGGGGTTTGTACTCCCATGTAGCCGTAGGATCGTGTTGTAACAATGTATCTACAGCCCAGGCCCAAGATAGGTAAGAAAGGCCGTTTTTCTTCTCGACCTTCTCGGTTACGTTGATCTTTCTAAGTTCGTTGAATTTCATAGTTGGCTCCTTTATTTGATGAACAGGTAGAGCAGTGTTCCGTAGCACATCCCCAATGCTGTGCATAAGATCCAGTCACTCCTCGTTATCTTGTACTTGGTCAAGTTCGTACTCCTGTTGTTCCAACTGTTGTTGGTAGTCATTCTGTTCCCTCTCTCTGTCGTATCTGTAAAGTTCTCTGTCTAGCCACCAATCGTAGTCAGTCATTTGTCACCTCAACTTCTAAGTTAAGATTTTCAAGACCGTGCTTGAGTGGAAACAACGCAAGAAACGCTTCGCCTTGCAACGTGCCAACAAACACAGGATCGGAGAACTGCGAGAAACTTGTTTTCTCAATCCTGCTTAATACTTCTATTGCTTTAACTATCTGGCTAACTGTGATTGACATTCTTGGCTCCTTGTTGTGATGGAGTAATCTTAGGCTCATCAACTACTAAAGACTGTCATCGTGACGACAATTTCTGCCGCTGATACCAAAAAGAAACGCCGTTCGTCGGCAAGTCCTACGCAACGATCCTTGGCTGCGCTTCGTGAACGCGGTTACTTATGCCAGATCGTCGAGCACTGGAACCCGTGGGCCAGGATCAGGCAGGACTTGTTTGGAATAGGCGACATACTTTGTCTTAGGGACGAGGAGACGCTTTTAGTTCAGACGACCTCAAGAGCTAACGTATCAGCCAGGGTGAAGAAGATTGCAGAGAGTGAGCATCTTCCAGCTATCTTGCGAGCAGGATGGAAGATAGAAATACATGGGTGGGGCAAGCTGAAAGAGGGCTGGACTTGCAAGGTTATTGAGATGTGATAAGATTTGCCTGTTGTCGTAGCGGGCAATGTAATAGAAGGCCGTTTACTCATGCTCTCGACTTGCTTTCCCTGGCAAGTACCGCTACCGAGAGCAGCAGTAAGCGGCCTTTTTTATTGCCTCTCGACAACCGTACTCCGCACGTTAGCAAGCACCTTAGTTGTGGTGGCGCGGAAGGAAAGCAATAGCCGGTATGTCGCAAGACTAGGGGGCAGTTCCCGAATAATCCGGTCGGCTGGTCTGATCTGCAAGCCGAGGGGTTCGCAAGAACATGCAGATGCTGCTTGACAGCGGAGGAACCTTCCCTCTCTACTCCTGTTGGGGTAGGGGGGTCTTTTGGAGGAAATATCCTAAAACCATCATGATTCACTACCACGGCACACCTATTACACCTCGAGCAGTATTAGAAACCTTAGCCGGTGAACACTTCTGTATTTCTTACTTTGAACCTAGAGACCTAAAAGTTTGTCTAAAAATTGGTCAGTCGCTGATGCTAGATAACGGAGCCTTTAGCTGCAAAACAAGAGGCGTACCGTTTGACCTACACGGTTTCTATGATTGGATAGACCCAATACTTGCTCACCCGCACTGGGGTGTTGTTCCTGACGTTATAGACGGAACAATAGAGCAGCAAAAAGAAATGACCGCAACATGGCCGTTTCCAAAGTCGCTAGGCATTCCTGTCTGGCATCTTGGTTTATCCCTGAATTACCTTTGTGAGTTAGTTGACGATTGGGGTCGCGTCTGCCTGGGATCTTCCGGTGAATACTGGAATGTTGGCGATGCGAAATGGCAAGGCAGAATGGATGAGACATTCAACAGGCTTGCAAAAACATTTGGTCGACTACCTTGGACGCATGGAATGAGGATGCTAGGACAAGGGCTCGAGCGCTGGCCGTTATCAAGTGCAGACTCAACAAACCTAGCTTTGCATCACAAAGAAAAAAAAGAATGCGCTTACTGTCTAGCAAAGCGTATTGACTCAGAAAACCCACCTAACCATTGGAACCCTAGACCCGTACAGGAGAACTTATGCTTTATGTAGCTATTGGTATTTACACCATTGCAATGACCCTTGCTAACCTTTCTGTGGCGGCATTTGGGCCAGCGGTGAGCCCGATCAACGCTTTCTTGTTTATAGGCTTAGACCTAGCGTTGAGAGATTGGCTTCATGTAAGGCTCAAACTCTGGCAGATGGGAGCCTTAATAGCTTCATCTGGCGCACTAACGTACTTACTAAACCCTGCAAGCGGAAAGATTGCGGTTGCGTCTGCCTGTGCGTTTACCTTAGCTGCGCTAGTTGATTGGGTTGTGTTTGTAAAGATGCAGGGTTCATGGTTCTCAAGGGCAAACAAAAGTAACGTCGCTGGAGCCGCAGTGGATTCGCTTGTTTTTCCTACCATCGCATTTGGAGCGCTAATGCCTGGAATCATACTTTTACAGTTTGTGGCTAAAGTATTTGGCGGTCTTGTATGGGCGGCGCTTATTGGCAGACAAATGGATGCAAAAAGTCATCAAGACGACACTCAAAAAGAAAAAGAAGCGTTAACGTAAGACTTTTAACGGGAGGTCTTATGTTTGAGGAGTTTTGGAGCAAATACCCAAGAAAGGTCGCTAAACGTGCTGCACAGAAAGCATGGGCCAAACTATCATCACAAGAGCAAAAGTCTGCTGTAGAGGCTTTAGTGACGCATAACAAGTATTACCAAGTGAAGGGTACGGGACAGGAGTTCATCCCGCATCCTGCTACATGGTTGAACCAAGGAAGATGGGAAGATGAACTAGAGATCGCACCTACACAAGAGAAGGTTGTTGTGTGGTGGGCTACAGAAAAAGGTACTGCTGAGATGGCAGCGAAAGTAAATTGTCCTGCTAGGCCAGGAGAGGACTGGAACTCTTGGAAGGCAAGGATTTCTGAAAAGTTGAGGGCGGCATGAACGGAGAAGAAATAATCCGCATGGCACAAGAGGCCGGTATCAAAGGCCCATTGCCAGCAAGACAAGGTTTCCGAATGTTTGCAAGTCCATATCGTCTACAACGATTTGCTTCCCTGGTCGCCGCTGCCGAACGTGAGAAGCTGGCCGCTTGGATGATGAGCCAAGGTTACGCAACCGGTCATGGCGACACCGTGGAGGACTTGCTGAAAGAGCTTGAGTGGCAGATTGAAGAGCGCATAAGCAACGAGCGTGAGGCGTGTGCGAAGGTGTGTGATGGCATGGATCACAACGGGGTGATGATTGCCGCAGACTGCGCCGCCGCCATACGAGCAAGGGGAAACACATGAACGCATATCCACGGGTTTATCTTACCTATCACGGCGACGGGAATGTAGGCATCGGCACTCCAAAGGATGCGTCTGCGCCGATGGGTGAGCCTGTTGAGCACCTGCGCGTCAGCCATACAAACAAGGGGGCAGGTATGACAGACAAAGAAAAAGCCTACGCACTGCTAAGAAAGCTAGCAGACGAAACAACGTATGTGATGGTGCATCCCAACGAACTAAGGATTCTTTTAGACGATCTTGACCATATGAGGCTTAGGGTAAGGATCGCCAGAGAAGAACTGAGCGACGCTTGGCAGCTTTTTAGAGGGGATATGGCATGAGCGAAAACAAAAACGCAAAGACACCAACGGACGACGGACAAGTAGCGCATGTTTACTTGTTTGATAAAACGGGTAGGCCGATGGTCGCATGGGACAACGCTAAAGATATAAAGCTAGGTGACAAACTTTATGCTGCACCAAAGCGTGAATGGGTTGGTCTGACCGCAGATGAAATCTGGAAATGCAACAAAGCAAAGAGTGGCAGTGCTATGGAGTTTCACATTTGCTATGCACATCAGAATGTGTTGGACTTTGCGGAAGCTATCGAAGCCAAGCTAAAGGAGAAGAACACATGAGCAGAGAAGCTATGCAGATGGCGCTAGAGGCGTTGGAGAGTGACCCACTAAGTCATGCTGGGCTTGTTAGTAGAAAGCAAGCCATCGCCGCACTACGCCAAGCACTGGAGACAGAGCA